CGACATTCAATGTTTAGGTTTGATTCTTCCAAACCCTTTTCCTGACAATAATCAGCATGGTCGACAAACCCATGCCGCGCGCAGAAAATGTCGAGCGCTTCGTCGATACTGTCAGCAATTATCGTAGTCTTGCTGTTTTGACCGTCCGCCCATACGTTGAATAACATTTTGACCCCCTTAGGTTAGCGGCACAGGGCGTCGACGATAGCGTTTGCAAGGATTGCGGCGGTGACGATGACCCAACCGATCAGCGCGCCGGTTGCGAGTGTTTCGATTTTCATACCTCGACCTCCTCCTGATAGTGAGCGGCTATTTCGTTCCAGTTGACGTCCGCGATAAACGCGAGTGCGTAGTCGCGCGCCAAGCCCTCGACGCTTGAGCCTTCGATATACTCCTCGACAATATCGCGCGCTGTGTCAGCGCTGAGTGTACCTTCGTAGCCGTCGAACATCTCAAGATTGACGCGCCAAGTTGAATAGTTAGTCCAGCCGTTAAATTTTTCCATGATGTGCTCCAATGTGGCGCGCCGTGTGGCGCGCCGTTAATTAAGTCAATGAGTCGATAATTTCCTTAACTTCCGCCTTAACCTCATCCTTTGAATATCCCGAAAACCTTTTCGAGTCGCGCTTAAGATTGTCGTCAATCCATGCAACGTGCGTCGTTTCAACGCCGTGATCGAGGATAACTGTGTACCCTTTATAATCAAAAATAACTCTTTTCATGATGTGCTCCTTAAAGTGTCGAAAATGCGTCAAACGTCCACGACGGCGCGGCGTAGTTAGCCAAACCCTCAGTGTCGCGGTAGGGCATCAGTACGCCGAAGAACTTCGTATCGTTGAGCGTGATCGGCGCGGCGGACGTTCCGTTATGCCAAATTTTAAGATTAGCCCTCGACCCCAAGCATTTATTAGCGGCGGCAAACTTGGCAATCAGCGCGGGATCAAACTGAGCGACTTCGCCGCTGCATTGTTGCGGGATGACGCGCGCAATGTCGGGAAACTTCCCGTCGACTGCTGACCACGAAACAGTCGCGCCGCCAACTACGCTGATCGTTCCCGTCGCGCCGTTGTCTGTTTCGATCACCGCCGCGTCGAGACGATTTTTTGCTGGCTTGAGCATTTTGATGACGTCGAGCGGTAACAGAAACGAGACTTTGTCGTCGACCTCGTTTTCGACCTCGACGACGCGGTACATCCCGACGCAAGTTCCGTTAGTCGCGCTCAAGATTGTCTGATTCGCGTTCGCCTCAACGCGAACGCTGACCATGTAGTAGCGAATTTCTTTATCGGCGGCAAGTTGCGCGACGGCGTGGAGTGCTGAGAGTTTGACGTTAATTTTCATGGTGTGCTCCTGAGTTAATCGCAAATGAATTTATGAAAGCCCGCACGAACGCGGGTACGTAATGAATTGACGCAAGCCCGCACGAACGCGAGTACGTAAGTCACCATCGGTTTCGCGCGCGACGAAATCCGAATCGTATGAATAAGCGTCCAACAGATGGATTGCGACAGACGCGCGCCATTGCGAAGCCTTGACGCGCGCTTGCCAATAGTCCGTCGGACTTGAGTGCGTCGACGGACCGTTGGGCTTGTCAAAGTAGAACGGTCCGATAACAACCCATTGCTTACCCTGACGAAACAAGCGCACGCGCGCGCGGGCTTCGCTGATTGCGTCAGTTATTTCTGCGGGCTTGAGTTTTGACACGCGTAGACGCGCGCGCAAGTCGGCAGTTTGCTGATTTGAATACGCTTCGGCGGTTTCGTCGCTGCGACCGCATCCGATAGCGTCCCAATATGTTTTCGACTTCAGCCAAGCCAATTTGTCTTCGAGAGTGCGTGGGATTTCTTCGATCATGGTTTGCTCCTGATTAGTTGTTAGCGCGCGCGGACAATTGACCCGCCAGAATCCCGAGCCGTTCAATCAGCGTTGACGTTGTAATCAACTCTGGGTCGCTCCACGAACCTGAAGGGCGTTGTTTGCGAATCGCGTAGAGATTCCCGTTTTCGAAGTCGACGTCGACACTCGTGCCCTTCACGGCAATCCACGCGTTCTTGTACGCACATACGAGGTTGTATTTGTCAGTCTTGGTCATGTTGTGCTCCTGAGTTAGGCGGTGGCGATGGCGCGCAGTTCGCGCGTCAGTTCACGGTCAATTTCCGATTCGGTGTAAGAGCACGAATCGTAGGCGTCCAAAACATATGCGCGGTCAAAGATAGACGCGACGAAATCGCGGTCGCAGAGAACCGGAATGCGTCCTTCGATTTGGCGGTCAACGTCAACGAATACGACGTCGCCGTTGTCGAGCAAGCGCGCGATGATCCGCTGACCGTTGGCGGTGTATTGGCGGCCGGTGTTGAATTTGATTTGCATTTGTGTGCTCCTGATTAAATTAGGCTTGGACGGTCGATTGTGTCGATTAGGACGGCGCTCTCGTCGATTTCGCCTTCGCGCACGGCAAGCCAGAACGCGTTCGTTTCGAGTTGCTCGCAAACGAGCGACAACGGCAAACCAGTCGCGACGCATTCGTCGACGCTTGCGCCGTTGATCGACAGAACGGCAATGCGTCCTGCGTTGTCCTGAACCGTTACTGAGTAATCCTTCGTTTCCATCTGCGTGTCCTTTAGTGAAGTTGAGTGAGCACACATCTTCACACGCGTACAGACGTTGCGACACGTCAGTTGCAACCGACGGTTGTAAAAATCGTCAAAACCTAGGGAAACCCCTAGTGCGAACTGTTGCGCGCAAACGTCAGCAACGTGTCAGCAGAATGTCAGCAATGGCGCGGGAATGATTGCCTACGCGCAAAGCCAGTATCCATGCGCCTTACAGCCAATGTCAGTCAATGTCAGCAATGGTTTTAGTTATTCTTAAGCAATAATATTATTATATATAGGAGAATGAATATAGCTGTGCGAGTGGGCACCAAATCCCCCGCGTTTTATTTCCAGCCCGATTTTTTTCCATTGCTAACATTGCTGACATTGCTGACATTTTGCCGAAAACCATGAGTTACACGTTTTATAAGAATTGAAAAGCATTGCTGACAATTGCTGACATTGCTTATAACTTTTAGCAGAATCTAAAAGCATTGCTGACAATGACTGACATTAGTTATACCAATTGAAAGGGTTTTATTTCATTGCTGACAATTGCTGACATTTTTGCCGTTTGGCCGAGGGGGGCCGGGTAGGGCCCTGGCCCGACCGGTCACGGTAACGCACCCCCCGCGAACAATTTTTTTAAATTTTTTTTGATTGCTAACATTGCTGACATTGCCTACAATCCAATCATGTTCAAATCTTTGCCACTAACTGTCAGAAATGTTCAGGCAACAGAGGCGCGTCTTCAGTCGATTTACGACGCGGCAAAGTTAGGTCTGAAGGGTGACTCGCTGGCGCTGGCGGCTGGTATGCTGCCCGCTGAGTATCGGCAACTGTGTCAGCTAGATCCGTTAGCGGAAATGGCAGAACAAAAAGGCCGCGCGGATAACGAACGTGAGATCTCGCAAGTTCTCAATAGCGCGGCGTTAGGTGGCGACGCTAAAGCGGCGTTAGAGATCCTGCGCCACCGGCACGAGTGGACGGCCAAGCAGGAAGTCAGCGTTGATGTGTATCAGCGAATCAGCATCACACAGGCGCTAGAAGCCGCGCAAACCAGAGTGCTAGAGAATGCAAAAAACGATTTATACATCAGCCGAAGAGCAGACGTTGATGACGCGGTTGTGGTCACCCGCAATAGCGAACGATCCTGAAGCGTTTGTACTGTTCGCGTTTCCTTGGGGCCAACCCAACACACCGTTAGCTAAGTTCAGCGGGCCGCGCAAGTGGCAGCGCGAGATACTGCGTGACATTACCAAGCACATCAAAGTCAACGAGGGTAAGGTCAACATGGACACGCTACGCGAGGCGGTGTCCAGCGGACGGGGTATTGGCAAGTCGGCGTTAGTTAGCTGGTTGATCTTGTGGATGCTGTCTACCCGGATCGGCTCGACGGTCATCGTCAGCGCCAACAGCGAGGCGCAGTTACGGTCGGTCACTTGGGGCGAACTGACCAAGTGGCAAGCGATGATTATTAACTCCCATTGGTGGGAGATCAGCGCAACTAAAATCGTACCGGCGCAATGGTTGACCGAACTGGTCGAGCGCGACTTAAAGAAAGGGACGCGCTACTGGGCAGCGGAAGGCAAGCTGTGGAGTGAAGAGAACCCCGACGCTTACGCGGGTGTGCATAACCACGACGGAATGATGTTGATCTTTGACGAGGCGTCTGGTATCGCCGACGCGATCTGGGCGGTAGGGGCTGGCTTCTTCACAGAGAACATTCTGGACCGCTATTGGTTTGCGTTTAGCAACCCTCGGCGCAACAGCGGGTACTTCTTCGAGACGTTTAATAGTAAGCGTGACTTTTGGCAGACGCGCCAGATAGATGCGCGCACGGTCGAGGGAACGGACAAACAAGTTTACGAACAGATCATTGCGGAGTACGGCGAGGATTCGATCCAGGCGCGCGTTGAGGTGTACGGCGACTTCCCAAGCGCGGGCGAAGATCAGTTCATCTCGCCAATGATTGTCGAGGACGCATTCAAGCGGCCTAAGTACAAGGACGAGACCGCGCCTATAGTAATAGGGGTTGATCCGGCGCGTGGCGGTCTGGACTCAACTGTAATTGTAGTTCGCCAAGGCCGGGACATCGTAGCGATCAAGCGGTACAAGGGTGAGGATACGATGTCAATTGTCGGTCGCGTAATTGACGCGATTGACGAATACAAACCAACGCTAACTGTAATAGACGAAGGTGGTTTGGGCTACGGTATACTTGACAGGCTAAACGAGCAACGGTATAAGGTGCGAGGGGTGAACTTTGGTTGGAAAGCCAAGAACCCCGTAATGTGGGGAAACAAGCGGGCTGAGATGTGGGGCGCGATGCGCGAGTGGTTAAAGACCGCCAGCATCCCGCAAGACAAGATGCTCAAAGATGATCTGGTTGGGCCGATGAAAAAGCCCAACTCAGCGGGTACGATCTTTCTGGAAGGCAAGAAAGAAATGAAGTCTAGAGGGTTGGCATCACCTGACGCAGCCGACGCGCTGGCGGTGACCTTTGCCTATCCTGTAG